GGGAGCGCTCGCCGACGGGCGACGACGCGGGCCAAGTCACGCTGTCGGGCGACCTGACGGACCACGCGGCATGGTCGGCGTCGGACTTCGACCCCGAAACCGCGTCGAGCGTGGAGCGCGAGGTAGTCGTTCAGGCGACGCTCACGCTTGAGCGCGAAAACGGCGACGCGGTGACGCGGACGGTGACGGACACGGCGACGATCACGCTCACGGACGGCACGGAACTTGAAGCGACGCTTGGCGGTGACGGCGAGTTCACGGTCGAAACGGCCTGAACCCGCCGCGTTCCCACTTCTTTCCCAGATAGGCCCACAATCGGTACTATTAAGTAGCCCGCCGCGTATGTTGTATATGTAATGGCAACCAGCACAATCGACGACGCGGTGGCGGCGTGTACGGCTATCAGCATCGAGTGCGCGGTTCGGAACAGTCGGCCGCTCGCGTACCACGACGAGTTTCAGGCGGCGACCGACGCGGCAACGGTGGTGTCGGCGTAATGGTGTCCGAAGGCGATTCCGTGACGGTTCACGGCCGCGACGCCGAGGTCCTGAAGGTCGTCGGCGACAAGATCCGCGTCAAGTACGACGCCGGTGGCATTGACACCGATTACGTGGTCCGCCACGATCTGCCGGAGACGTGTCGTGACTGCGAGGCGGACGCGACGCACCGGGTGGAAGTCAACGCTCCCGGCAACGGCGACTGCTACGCCGCGTGCCCGGAGTGTGCCGCCGCCCGCGAGGGTCGTTACGCCACCGCTCACGAGGTGTCGGCATGACGCTTTCGACCGAAGCGGAACACGAGTTCGGTAACAAAGTCGAGTACGTCACCGGGGAACTCAACATGGAAACCAGCGTCGTCGGCGACGTGGAAGACGCGCTCATGAACGTCGAGGACCGCGACGGCGTGACCGAGGCAACGCCCGCGGTCGTGGATCGCAAGAGCGTCGTCGACGGCGCACGCGACGCCCGGCGCGACAGCGTGGAGTCCGCGGCCCGGCTGTTCACGGACTCGGGTTCGGTCGCCGAGTCGGCAACTCGGGACGTGTTCGAACACGTCGCCGATATGGTCGCGCACATGGTCGAAAAGTCGCCGTACCTCGTCGCCGCCGACGATGTGGCTGACGTGAACGGCCGTGTGCTAATTGACGAGACGGAGGTAAGCCTATGAGTGGTGCGACACCATACGACCGGCTCGAACACGATCACGAACCGTACCGCGGCTTCGGCGACGCCGACGACGCCCCCGAACCGCTGTCGGACCGCGAGACGCGCGCGCTCACCGAATCCATGACCGTACTCGACGCCAGCACCAACCACGACCTCGCCGCACACGAGTACGAGGTTGTGACGCCCTCGGGTACCTATCGCGTTGACCTCGCGGCGGAATCTTGTACGTGCCCGGACGCCATCCACCGCGGCGTTCGGTGTAAGCACCGGGAGCGCGTCGCGTTCGCCACGGGCGAGCGGCCGATCCCGGCGTGGGTTCAGGCCGACGCGATCCCCGACGACCTCGGCCAACATGTCGCGGGCGAGCCGCACCAGCGGGGTAACGAATGATCCGCACCCTGTATCACGTCCGCGACGACCGCGGCACCGGGAGTGTCGTGTTCAGCGCCGAGCGCGCCGAGCGCCTGTCTCGCGAGGGGCTTGAAGTGACGGCCACCACGCTCCAGTTATGACTGACCTCCCGTACACCTGCGGCACCTGCGGCGCGTCGTACTACGGCGCACACGTCGCCGAGGTGTGTTGTGACGGCACCGGCACCGACGCGTTCCCGTGGCCATGACCGACGCGGATTTGGTGGTTGAGACGACGCGCCACGGCGCGGTTCGGCGCGAGGAGTACACCCGTCGCTCAGACGGACGCTACGATCGTGTCGAAAAGGCGTTAACGAAAGGCGGCGACTACCGCCCGGTCGGGCATGACGTGGTGGATGACGTAACTGTTCGGCGCGATTAACTCCCACCGCCGTTTTCATTCTCGTCGATCACGCCGTTTCGCACGAGTAACGCTTCAACCCCCTCCGGCCCCGTAATCAAGAGCGCGGCGAAGCTCATGGCGAGGATCGGTTCCACGCCAGCGAGTTCGATTAGGTAGGCCGTAAAGGCGAGCGTTGCGATGTAAAAGAGGAATTTTGCGGTTCTGAACATCGTGGCGGTTACTCCGAGGTGCCTGCGACACGCATCATCGAGTTGCTTTCGTTCTCTACGCAGTTCGTCGCGGATGGGTGATTTTGTGGTGTCTGCCGACATGGCATTACCACGGCGTTCGGAACGCGCTACCAAAAAGCCCCGGTACGCTTACAAGTCGGCACGCCCTACGCCCGTGTGTCGGTAGCGCACCGACGTATCGCCACTCGACCGTCGCACCTCTGTGCGTCGATCCCCAAACAAATCAACCGCGAGTCCCGTGGGGGTGTGGTACACTCCAAACTGTTTCACGGCTCGCCATCATGCGCCGGCCGCCGTCCCCCCGGCGGCCGGGCTGTTCATTCACCCCCGTAGTCTTAACACCGACAAGGCCGTAGCCACGCCCATGCGACAGTTACGAATGGACAACGGCGAGGTGCGCGACGCCTATACCTGCCAGACGGACGGGTGTGAGACACTTGTCCCGCCGGGTGTGGACACCTGCGACGAACACACCGAGGACGACGCATGACGTGGAACCCGTTTATCGAGTTAGCGCGTGACCCCGTGGGTGTCCTATCGTTGCTCGGGGGGGCCGCGTTCCTTGCGTTTACCGCGGTCATGGCGACCGTGTATCCCGTCCGGGCCGTCCCCGACCTCTGGGCGCAATTCACGCTTCGGGAGCGTCACGAGGCATGGCACGCCGGGCCGTCCGACGTGGGGTATGTCCCGCCGGTCGGGTGGATACTCATGGCCGCCAGCGTGCCGCTGTCGATCGCTATCGCGTTTTGGAGTGTGGCCGCGCTCGTGTGGGTGGTGGGATAACTCGTCATGAGCCACTACCGTCATGAGTGACCTTGAGAAACGCCCGCCGGACGAGAACTGTAACGCACGCAAATCCGACGGGAGCGGCTACTGTAAACATGAAGCGGGTTGGGGGACCAACCACACCGGACATGGGCGCTGCCGGTATCACGGCGGATCGTCGCCCTCGGGGGAGAAATCCGTACTCAAGGACTTAGAAGGCGCTGCCGAACACGCGGCCGTCGCGCTGGAACTCCAATTGAAAGAATTGAAACGCCGGATCGAATCCGGTGAGGAAATAGACCCTTCCGAGTTAGACCGCCTCGCCCGGACGGTGCTGGACCGCACGGGCTACGGACCCAAAGAGACGAAAGAACTCGAAGGTGGTGAGGACATCGGCAAGAACGCCGGCCTATCCGACGACGAGCGCGACCAATTAGACCAATTGTTCAACTCATGAGTACCACCCGCCCCCCCGCGGAAATCGCGGAGACGGATCCGCTCGCGCATCCCGTGTTCACGTCGATCCGGCTGTTTGACTATTCGACGCCGCCGGGCGACCACCTCACACAGACGTATAACGCGCTCTGGAAAGCGTGCGATGAGGGCTTCCCCCACGCGCCGACGCGGGTCGCCCGACTCATGCCACGGGGCCACGGCAAGACCGAGGGTGTCGGCGTCGTCTTCCCGACGTGGTTGGTCCTCGCCCGCCCCGACGTGCGCGTGGCCGTTATCTCGAAGACCGCGGGCCTCGCCGCCGAGCGGACTAAGAAGATCGTCAATAGCGTGGAACGGCACGCGGACCGCTTCGGCGTCGACCTCGCGGAAACGTCAAAGACGGAACTGACGACGGCCGCGGGCGAGCGCCACAAGGAGGCAACCGTCTCGGCTTGGGGGCTTGAGTCGAATCTCACGGGCCGCCACTTCGACGCGATCGTGTACGACGACATCGCGGAGTGGGACAACCAACGGACCGAACGCCAGCGGCAAACGGTCCGCAATCGCTTTACGGATTACGTCGACAACCTCCCGAGTAACGATTCGGTCCTCCCGAACGGGCCGGTACAAGCGCATATCGGCACGCGGAAACACCAGCAAGACATCCACGCGACGCACGTCCTTGACTCAAAAACGTGGGATACTGACATTTACACCGCGATCCACCCTGACGACTGGTGGGTGGTTGAAGAACGCGCGTGGCAGATCCGCGGGTCGGACGGCAACGTGTATGAGTCGATCGCCGACCTTCCGCCGGACGTGAACATAGCGAACAACGGCGTTCTCCCCACGGCAGACGTACGCGTACTGTGGCCGGAGTTCCAACCGCCCGAGGCGTTACTGTACGACATCGTTGACGGCGACGACAGCACGGCCGTGTGGCAACGTGAGAACCAGCAAGACCCCGAGGCGCTGTCGGGACAGGTATTCTCGTCAGAAATGCTCACGTACACCGACGCGCTTCCGGAGCGGCCGCTTGCGTGGGTCGCGGGAATGGACCTCGGGCTCGTCGACGACCCGCAGAAAGCCGCCGAAGGCGATACCGACTACTTTGCGCTTGCCGTCATCGGCGTCGACCCCGATGCGGATCGAATGTATCTGGACCACCTCGCCCGGAAGCGTGGCCTAAGCGTCGAAGCCGCGGCGTCATGGGCGCGGTCACACCTTGAGGGGACCGCCGCCGACTCCCCCGGATACGACGTGAACAAGCTGTACGTGGAACAGAACGCCGGGCGTGGCGTCGGGCAACGCCTTGCGGAAAAAAGCCACCTCCCGGCCGAAAACGTGTCGTCATCGGGCGATAAGCACGAGCGGATACACAACATGGCCGCCGAGTTCGAGTCGGGCGACCTCCGCATCCACGGCGACCCCAAGGCCGACCCGTGGGTGACGTTTGAACAGAACGAATGGCTCCCGTTCCCGACCGGGGACCATGACGATATGCTCGACGCGATCGAACTCGCGGTGCGTGCCGCGGACACGGCAGCGGGCGCAGCGTCGGCGACGGCCACGGTCGGCAGCGGTGACGACCCGAGCCCCGACGACGGGCTTGACGCGCTGGTTGAACGGCAGGCACGCGAGCGGCACAGTTCGGGGTGGAAGTAAATGGCCGTCCCGAACCACCCCGCCGGCAACCGCCGCTTTCCGCAGGGCGACCCCGGCGAGTTGATCAACGAGCGCGCCCCGCTCGAAACCATGCCGACCGGGAGTTTTCAGAGTTCGAACGTCCATAGCGGCTTGTACGACTTCGGGGAGCGGCAACTGTTCATGCGGTACCTTCGGGACGGCCCGGACGCGATTTACCAATACTGGGACGTTCCCGCTGCCGAGTGGCAGGGGCTCAAAGCCGCCGCGTCAAAGGGGTCGTACATCAACGCGAACGTCGCCTTTGACTACGAATACGCGCTGTTCGGCCGCGACGACTTCCCCGAGCGGGCGGCGATCGG